AATTCAACCTCATCACCACTTCCGCTGGCCATACCGCCCGACACTGTTAGAAATATTTTGCCGGTGCCATCTTTTCCATCAAACCTAGCCGAGCCTACATCTTCACCGGGTGCGTTTAAGGTCCATTGTCTATCTTTAACGCCCGCCCAAAGCGTTATATCAACCGGGATATCTTTAGTAGTAATTCCTATATCATCCGGCCCGAATGATGCCGAAAAAATCTGTGCGGTGTCAGCTTGATCACCATTATCCATTACCGACATGCGAGAATCATCCTGCATTAAGCTAGTCGTAAACTCACCTGTTAATGCGCCGCCAGGAGCTTGAAAAATGACATCATCTATGTCAAATACAGAGCCGGAAGCATTAAATATTTGTCGGCCTTTATTGTATTCAATAAAAGATTTTTGGATTTGAAAGGGGGTTCCATTGCTTTGTCCGTGAGCTGCCCCTGTCGTAAAAGTGACGCTGTTAAAATCAATATCACCGCCTATTGCCCCCGCAGCAAAAGGAACATCAATATCATAACTAGGACTGGAAACATTAAACACTTTGAATGTGCCATTAAATTCTGCCACGACTCCCACGTTAGATTGTGTTAGAAATCGACCATCTGTTATGTCTACATCTAAAGCAGCTAAGGCTGTGACTGTGGTTCCGCCTGAACCATTGTCTGCAAAAGAGAGTATTCCGCCAGTACTGCTATTATCAGCAGCAGAAATAATAGTTCCCTGCACCCCAGGCTCGAAGAAAACACCACCTGGCACACTACTAAAAAGTGTATCTTTAATGTTAACTACTGCATTATCATCAATATCCGGTTTTACGTGTATGAATGATGTGCCTGATGGCAATATTGGTGAGCTTGAACCAATTATGACCTGTTTTGTATCTGACCCACTTATTATGATAGCCGGGCCTGTTCCCGTTGGGGCGGCTACCAAAGGATTGTTTTTAAAATCAATAAGCTCAACATCCGTCATCGTTAAACCTGTTTCCCAAGCTGCTACATTTGCAACGTCTACAGCAATTTGAGATATTTTATTAAATGAACCGAGACTAGGGCCGATATATAGCATGTTTTCAATGAATATTACCGATGCTCCTTTTGTACCATTGAGATTATAAAGGCTACTGCCCGAGTCAGTAGTCACAAAAACGATGGTTTTTTGTACATATAGGATATGATTATCAGAGCGCACAAACGATCCTGTGCCCGTATAAATAATAGCGTTAAGCGTGTCCGGCGCTTCTATAATAGTATTTAAACCATCTCCTAATTTAAGTGCATTTGTAAATAATGGCGGTAAACCGGTTATTTGATTATCAACAATTTTGTAAGCTTTTTGTTCTAACAAGTGTTCACCACCCGACGCAGCAGGAAGCTTATTAATAGCATCAACGACTACAACATTTCCGGCTAAATCCGGTGTAGCTTTTGGAAAAACATTGTTAACGTTAGTAAGGGTTGATACGTCTTTCCATGCCAAGTTAATCCCATCATATTGTATTCTAACTCGACCGCCATTTTCTGTAATGCCAATAATGGTGGCGCCGTCAATTAATTTTCCGCTTTCTGCGCTAACAGTAATATTATTTATAGCTGCGCCAAGTGAATAGTCAACGAACTCTAGAATCCTACCGTCCACTTCGTCAACAATTCCAGCCTTCATGCTTCGGGGTACGGATGTATCAGTCATACCCAATACTGCGGCAGTACCATCTGTTATAAAGTCAGCAGAAACTAATTTAGGTGGCATTGTTAAGGGGCCAGTGATGTTGCCGGCATCAAGCTGATATGCTGGATTAAAAGACATAATCCTTAAACCTCCATATGATTAATGTTTAATTCAGTCAATCTGTTTAACCATAACTGCTTATCAGTGAATATTTCTAAATTATTTAAGGCAGATGAAAGATGAGAGCTGCTCTCATCGAGGAAGCCATAATGTACAATTGAACCATCTTCATTAGAAACAATAAAATATTCTTTATCAAAGGATGATGTATAAATATGCTCTATACTCATGGTGCCTGCCCTCCATCTACAATCGTCCAACTGAAATTACTAATTATATCGGCACGCGCTGTGGCTGCGGCACCAGCAGAAAATTGGCTACCACCGCCATTAAATGAAACGCCATTTTGAAGAGTAAGCGCCTCCCATCCGATTAGAAGAGAATCATAATTAGTGGTTGATAAGGTGACATTTAAGAACATGTTGGTCATGTTGGTTACGCCGCTGACATCCCATGAACCAATATCCTGATCAAAGGCTCCTGTATTAGAAAACATAGTGTTCATGTTGGTAGCACTACTAACATCCCATGAGCCAATATTCTGATTGAATACATCGGCACTACTAAACATAGCGGCCATACTATTAACAGAGGTAGGAGTCCACGAGGTAATATTTCCATTAAATGCTGCTGCATTAAGAAACATGTTTGTCATATTAGTTACAGAAGAAACATTCCATGAGTTAAGGCTTTGATTAAAAGCCACTGCATTATTAAACATGCTTGTCATATTGGTTGCGGCAGAAACAACCCATGAGCCAATGTCCTGATTAAACACATCGGCATTATCAAACACCCCAGTCATATTTGTAACGCTGCTAACATCCCATGAGCCGATATCTTGATTGAATAAATCGGCATTTTTAAACATATTGGTCATATTTGTAACATTGCCAACATCCCATGAGGCAATATTTCCATTAAATACATTGGCGCTATTAAACATAGTGCCCATATTAGTCACCGCAGAAACAACCCATGAGTCAAGACTTTGATTAAAGGCATCAGCGTTACTAAACATACCCGCCATGTTTGTGACACCATTAACAACCCATGAGTCGATACTTTGATTGAAGATGACGGCAAGATTAAATACATTAACCATATTGGTCGCATTACTTACATCCCACTCATCAAATGAGCTGCTGCCAACAAGAAGAGAGCAGGAACGAAAGAAACCAGACATATCTGTGGTTGAAGACAAATCAGGCGTATCTGTGGCTGTTACATCAAGATTTGAGCACCCAAAGAAATAACTATTGCTATTCCCAACTTTTAAAATACCCCATTGAGAGATATCTAAAATCTTTAGCCTGTCGCCAGTATTGTTAAATCTAAATCCATCTATGGTTCCGGTTATTGTTATGGTGTAAGCACCAGAAACGGCGTATGTATGCGTGGTTTCGGCTTGATTCCAGACAGTGATAACATCGTCATTTCCGTCCCCCCAATCTACTGTGAAGTCATAAGTGCCGGATGATTCCAGTGGGAGCGCAATCTGAGTGCTAGTAGACGAGCCAGCGCTTGTGTTGGTTGTATTCCAGTCGGAAATAAAGGGCAGCCCAGGAGCAGTGCCAGGAGGATAAACCACACCCAAACCATCAGAAACCGCCGAATAAGAAGGGGGCACGCCGGAGCCGTCGGGCCTGGGCGCATAAGCAACACCTAGTCCGTCAGAAACCTCAGTATAAGAAGGGACCAAGGGCATCCTAGCTCTCGTTTGCTGTAACTATTATTCTTACTTCATCGGCCCCTGTTATTCCAGTAGAGTTAACCGTAACAGAAGTTATATTTCCAGCCAGATTTGGTAGCTCAGGAACTGCAAGCGTTGCATCTATAGCAGAGGGGCTTGAGTCAAGCGGCAAAGCAACATCTGGAATATTTTCAGGGGTTGCCGTAAACAAAATCGTACCAGCTCCCGGCGTAACGACAACACCAGCATTAAGGAATGTATAACCAATAAACACATGGGGTCTATTAGTTATGGATTCTGGCATCTTTATTTGCACAACACTATTAACCGGTATTGTTGTTGTGTTTGATACTTTTATATTTGGCATTTTAAAAATTCACTATGTTATTTTGCGGAAAGAACGTGTCATCTATCAATTTCTCACATCTGTTGCCAGAACCAATAGGCAGCGAGTCTGGGTACTTAACATCTTTAATGGTTACAGCGTTACGCCTTAATGCATTTCTTGAATCTTTCGCGAGACGAGCAAGGCTTGCCGATACTTGCGCACCAAACTGTGGCGCTAGGCGTAACGCTAGCTCAGACTTAAATGCAGACACAGAGGCTCTCGGTATCGTTATCGAGTCGGCAAGGACGGTCACGGGAGTAAATCCCAGAGCATAAATTTCTTCCCACTCAATACCTAGGTCATTAAGCGTCCTAAGAGAATCGGTAACCATATCTGCCTGAATAGAGTTCTCGGACGAGATCACCTCAATTAAAAACAAGGCATCCGTAATAACATCTATAGCCGTTGTCATGCGTGCGCCTCAATAGATATAGGTAGAGTTTTGTTGTCCAGTAATAAAGCGCCACTTTCTGTTGTTAACCTATCATCTGGCTCGATTAAGTCCTTAATAAACGCCCTAAGCGAAGACAGACCAGGCCTGCCCTGATATTCATTTTCGTCAAGCTTCTTATCAAAATGCTTTTTGACATAATTTATTAACTGCTTCCTTGGCATCATATCTATATTCAATGCGCCATTTAAAGAGTCTGTCACACCTCCAATTGTTTCGCCTAGATATTGCACACCAGCAACATCAGACTCACTCATGCCAAAATCACTTATTTTCAAAAAGGAGAGTGGCGAATTCTTCCAACCCTCTTTTTCAAAAATAGATAATTTCTTAGCTTCAATTATTTGAGGCTTTTCCGTTTTGTGGTATATCCAGATTTTGCGAGAAATCATAGTAGCTTTAGGCAATGCCGGAGGTTAAGGAGTAGACAAGGATGATAACCTTATCCTCCGGCAAAATAGCCTCAATTATGAAGTTGTCCGAACAGCAAATCCAGGATTCTGCACCTTGATGCCATAAAGAATATCCATTCTAAAAATGTTCAAATCGTTAGTTGAGTCATAATCAACAATAGAACGAATAGATACACCTTTAAAGGTTTCTTGTGAAGCCTGAACATTACCCATAGGAAGGTCAAGCTTAGAGAACGCAAGCGTGATGGCATTTGGATGCCAGCTCAAAGCCTGTTTATGAGACGTGCCCGCGGTACCGGTGATAATGCTAAGTACAGCATCATCAGCAGGAGCGGCAGTAACAGTCTGATACGGGCCGCTTGTGATAATCGCAGGTGAGATAGTTAATGGTATATCGTCAGTAACACCAGTAGATGCAATAGTGTCTACTGTGACAACAAACTGAGCAAGCTCACCAGAATCTTCACGAGTTCTGCGATTAACGGTATTAACGCCAGCAAGTGTAATAACATCACCAGCATTTAGTACCGGTGCGGTACTTGAATCAGCCCAACCATCAGTAACCAATGTTTGTGTGCCAATATCTTTAGATGCAGCATATGTAACATTTTGAGCAGCTCCATCAACAAGAGTGGTACCAGTACCGGCACCAACAGTATGTGTTTTGATACTTTGGTTCTCAAACATGCTGAATTTAGCATAGCGACCAATAGACGCTTCTTTAAGAGCGCGTGATGCGATATCTTCAGGGAAAACACCTTTTAATCCATCAGCTAGCGCTACAGAAGCATTTGGGTCAAAGAATGCTGACCAATCACCTGACATAGGAACACCAAGAGTTGATAGCTTAGCACCACCATTGGCAACATCAAGGAATGTGCTAGGGGTTGTTCCGGGCGTACCAACGAAATTAAAAATGTTTTTGTACTGGTCTGCAATTGCAGATTCAACATCTTGGGCAAGCTCTTCCATTGCTGGTCGTATGTAGCGCTTAGTTATCTCATCAACCTCAAGCGTCATATCCTGAGTGGTGATTTCGAAAAATACGTGCTTACGCTCAGAAAGGGTAAGGGTAACTGTGCCCTCTTCAATATCTGTAGCCGTTCCAAGCACTGCGCCATCTTGCACTTCAAACATTACCGGCCGGCGGACACGGATTGTATCACCAACTTTATTAAACTGAGAATCAAGCTGTCTATCGACCTTATTACCCATCATTAGGGCATTAAGGAATTCTTTTACTCCAATCTTTGTTACAAGGTCGGTATTCTTAAAAACATTAGGCATTTTATAGCTCCAAATTATGGCCTTTGCCTAGAAACTTTACGACATATTGTAGATTTCCTCCATGGACATTTGAGACATCTCTTTCTCTAATTTTCCACCACTCTCTACTGTTTCTATCGGCTCTGGCGCGTTACTTACTTTAACGTTATTAGTAGCACCAGATAATTTTGAAGATATTGTTCCTAGCAATAAAGCAGCTCTATTCGGCGGAAGACTCGCAACCTCGTCGGCAACATCTAGATGCTGACCTAAATAATAAGCCAACTTCTCGCCGTCTTTGGCAGACATTAATGTGTCTAATGTCTCTTGCGGTAAAAAGGGGATATTAGCAACAACCTCTTGAAAGTCGGGAGCTTGTTTTTGAAATTCAGCAACTTTTTTGTTGTAACTCTCATCAGTCTCTCTTCTTTTTTGAAGTCTGCCTTCCTCTTTCTGCCTTTCCTGTATCTCTAGATGCTTTTTCTCAACCTCATGGCTTACTTTAGCCGCCATGAACTTATCTTCATCGTAGTCAAAATCTTCTAACACGGGGGGTTTTTCAGAAACACTCTGAGGCTGACCGGCTACCTGACTCAGTTCATCAACTTTTGCCTGCAACTCATCAGCACGCCTTTTTTCCGCGTACTTATCTGCTGTTACTTTATTAATTCGCTTCTGAAAATTATCGCTTTCATTAGCAGTTTGTTTGTCTTCTAAAGGGGCTGATTCTTTATTGTCTGCCTGAATATCATTAACCTGCTGAACGACCTCTTGCGAATTATCTGTCGAGGCCTCCGTGCTAGCTTGATTATCAGGACTTGCAGCTTGTTCTTGCTCATCCATTTTTTCGCTCCAAAGAGAATTTTAGCCGGTTTATAGTTCCGTGAACTTGTAGCATCATTCTAAACAAAATATTCCATCAGTCAATAGTTATCCACAGGTTATCCACAGGCACTATTGTAGGATTGGTGGTTGTTGCGCAGGAATGGTGGCAACATTGCTTAAAAGGGCATCTAAAATCGCATCCTGCTGCTCTGAATTCATGCCGGGCTCTAGTTGTCTTTGGCCTGACGCAACAATATCTCTCTGCTTAATCAGTAAATCTCTTTCTTGCTCTGTAACTGGGATGCCTTCTTTGATTTTATCAATAACAGTACCGACAAGAATCTCTAGTGTTTTTGCGGTATCTTGTTGCGCCTTAACCTGTTTGTTTACTGTGTCCGCTTGTTTGTTTTCAGCATCAGCAAGTAGTGATTGGGCCTGCGCGACTAGCGCCTCGACGGTGGCATCTTGGACGGGGTCGCGCTCTTGTGGCTGATTAAGCCCAAGATCTTGTATTTCCTGGTCTGTAGGCTCAACAATGCCCTGAGCAATCATGCGTTTTCGTATGCGCTTGGTTAGCTCTTCTGTTTCCAGTACATTTAGATTCTTAGCAATTAAGTCCATTGATATACTTTCAAATATTGGGGAAGCTGACGCTAGGTCAATCAGTTGTTGTGCAGATTGGTCTCTACGCGTTAAGAATGAAGGGCCAGAAGTAACTGTTACTGTGTATCTGCCTTTTGAAAGGTCATTAACAATAACCGCGTCGCCTGTTTGTTCATCAGTCACCGTTAGATTGAGATTATCTATCGCCTCTGTATTTATCGGCTCATCTTTACTTTCGCCGCTTATATCCAGAATCCTTACGATTCTTGGTGTGTCATAAATTCTGGGAATCAAATCAATCAGTATCTCTCCTGTATATTGAATAGATTTTTGAAGATTGTCAGAGTACTCAAAGCTACCCCTGTCTCCCATTGCGGCCTGTGATGCTACAGATTTTTCGCTCAATAGTTGTGGCGCATTGCCCATCGCAGGGGCAAATAAGTTTGTAGTTGCCTCTATATCGCCACTGGCCTGTCTAATCTGCTCCAAAAGCGCTGACTGCACTTGCGGGGCTCCGCCTCTTTGGGGTGGGCCAGGTGCTTCAGGGTCTGGGTTATAAAACAGGAAGGGTTGATTTTTTGTATTGAATTCCTCAAACTGCGTCGTGTAGCCCTCTGCTTGTGCTGTGGTCAACCATATTGGGTCTTTAGGCGTTAATGCTGTGGCCTCAATGGCCGCGCTTGTCGCATAGTTGTATATCCTGGAGGGGTCTTTTGCAAATCTCACAATGCCTCGAACCAACTCTTCCTGCTCTATATTTGTGACAATGCCAAATGTAGGAACCAGCGGAATAAATCTACCGGCCCACTCTAGAGGGCCCCTGATAATCTCAACACCATTCATCAAATACATAACAACGTTGTGAGATTTTACGGTTCTTTTCTTTAAAACTGTTATGCCTCGCTGCGCCAACTCATCAATCACAGCCTTTTCTTCTTTTAAGTCCAATACAGTGCCGTTAGACATCAAGCCAATTTCTTTTGTTACAGGCTCTTTTACCCAGTATTCTGCAACACGAACGACATTTTCCCTAAACCAGCTAGAGCACAAATCATTACTAAACTTCTCTTGCGAGAAATTCTCAAGACTTGATTCGGGGTGTTTTCTTTTAAATTCATCTGCGGACATATCGGCAATATAAAAAGCAAACTCCGAATCGCTTTTGTCAAAATTCTGCGCAGGCCCAAACCAAAGAGAGGATGCCGCAGATTTTATAGGCTTGATTTTTATTTCTTGTTCAAACTCAAAGTCGTCACTAAACCCGGTTACGACACGCCAACCACCATATCCGCCCGTTATTGCCTCTTCAAAAGCCATATCGTAGGAGTTTACAGCCTTACTTGCTGCCTCAATATTACGTATTAGACCGGACAGTAGCTTAGCGATATTATCTTTGGCATCTTTATTTAATGGAATAACCTTGATGTCTGTTCTGTTTTGGCGCTGGTCTCCAACAATCTGTCGTATTGCACCCGCGATTTTATTTACCGTATACCTAGGCCTGTCTCTTCTTTTCTGAATTGTATCTTCCGTCCATTGGCCATCATCTGCATTGGCAAAGCGCATATCCTCTATGGCAACATCTCTATTTTGCCTTTCAGATGATTGCGTTTGCCGAAATCGCTCTAACGCCTCACTATGAATCTTTTGGAGTTTATTGGCTTTTTTTTTGGTTTGATTCTTCGGCTCTTCGTTATCTCTTGACATAAGTTATCCACAGGTTATCCACAGGGCGTGACATCTGCATTATGCACGAGAATGTAGATTTTTCAATACCAACTCGGACAGAGGGCGTGAATTGAAAATTATGGTGCGCAGACGTGAACAATATACAAAACCTTAAGTGAACAATATATAAAACGCAAAATACGAGAAATCCTCACCAACTCGGATAGTCCGGATAGTTCGGCCACGCACTCGGAAACCCTGAGTTTTTTAACAATATTAATATGGGGTGATCTCTTTCTAATGTGGGGTGGTTTTGATGTCACCCCACATTAGAAAGAAAGTAGTAAAAACAACTTAGCAGGCTGAGCTAACACAAAAATGTAGAAATGTATGTGACAATAACTTTTAGTTTTTGTCCCGAACCTCAAATCAGTTTAATTAAAATAGGCTGAGCTGGCACAAAAATGTAAGCGTGGGTGTTAACCGCCTACTAATCGACAGTTTTCGAGAAATTTAGACGGTTATGGGGGTTGTTTATTTCAGGGCGGCACGGCGGGGTTAGGGCTGTATTCAATAATTTTTTACGCAGAGTACGCAGAGTGTAGCTTTATCAAGCAGCGCTCTACTCGGAAAGATTATGCATTCCGACTCGGATAACTCGTATACTATGAGTTGTATGAGTCGCTAGAACTCGGATTGAAACTTTGGTGGCGTAAAGATCTTGGTTGGTGGTGGGTTGGCAAAGCACATATATAGCGAATCAAACATATTATATGACTTTATACCCCTCTTCTTAAGGTCTTTTTTTGATTCAATCTGAATAATAGAATTGTCCGTTAGCTTTCTTCTGACCTGTAATATCTCGAACTTAAGTGTCTTTAAGTCTTCAATATCTGAGGATAGTGATATTAGTTTTGCGGGGTCAGTAAAAACCCCCCTCTCTACAGCATTGTATGTGGCCTCGAATCTATCGCGAAGCAGCCAAATATATTGCGCTCTTTTGTTTTTAAATGTGTTTTTATTTGATTTGTCGAGTTGATATATTTTGGTTGGATTATCTACTTTATCCCCCCCACCAAAGCCAGTGACGGTAATATTTTTTCCCTCTATTCTTTCTTTTAGACCGACCTTTACGCCAACACCCAGTCCTACATTGTCATAAACCATTTGTTCAATTCTATCGTCATATAGCTTTTTGAATACCAGCTTTATTGATTTCGGCAGGTCTGCGTTTTCCCATTTCTTCCCATAGAACACTACAGAGCCATGCCTTGCCATTGCGGCACTGGCATCTACCCCCGTATCTGCTGGGTCAAAGCCCAAAGACCTGACGCCAATAGCCTCAAATCCCTTAATCTTTTTATGGGCGTCAATTGCTGCCTCTATCCACTCAGGTTGTATTATTGATTCGCTATAATCTGAATATGGCTCTCCACCAAATACATGCAGCCACTTTTTGTAATTCTCCTTCTTCATCTTTTCAGACAAATCGATAAGCTCTTGTGGTGCGAACGGATTATCCTCTATGCCTATTTTTAAGACATAAATATTATCATCCTCATAGAATCCGTATTTATTTAGGTGGTCTAAATAAGGTGTGACGTATCTGGAATATACAGCAGAATCTTCGCTCTCGGGGTTAAATGAAAACCAAAGCTCTGAGCCAGACTTTCTTATTGTTGGCTCTAAAACGTCTAGGGATTCTTCGGTTACGGTCTCAGCCTCCTCAACCCAAGATATATCAAAATCATGTTTAGACTTTATAGATGCTAGGTTTCTGGCAAGCTGTGCATATTTAAAGCTACTGCCATTGGTGCCGACAATACTGCTTGCCAAGCCCTTGAATACATTCGATAGGCCTGCGTTTGATATTTCCTCCTTCAGAACGGCATGAACAGAGTCATCAATAGAATTCATGAACTCACGAAGACAAAGAAACTTTTTTTTCTGCCGCGCACCTATAAGCAAGAGTGCTTGAGAAATAGATACAGTCTTAGCGCCCCCTCGCCCCCCATACATAACCTTGATGCGCTTGGGTCGGAATAGGAACTCAAATTTATTAACTATCTTTACTATTTTTTGCTCTGCCAATGTCTCTTACCATTGATTGTGTCTCAGCAAACAACTTCCTGTCGACAATTATATTGCCTGTCCCGCTCTCAACCACCTTGCGCTCTATAATTTCAGCATCCATAAAGCTTAGTTTGCGAGTAAGGGTCTCAATCTTATCATTAACTATCTCTATTGCCTTTGATTCAGTAAAAATCTTTGGCGCTTCATGCTTAAAAATCGCCATTCTCTTCTTCCTCATCATTGGCTTTAGTGCCCACAAACTTCACCAGGATATTGTTGTTTACCTCTAGAGGGTTTCCGTCTTCACCCGTCAAGCTATTCTTGCTCTCCTTGATTCCAACAAAATCGCAGAACTTAACGAATAGCTCGGCTCGTTCTTTTAACGTTATGCGGCTGTCCGGGTCAAATATCGCATCCTTATAAAGCTCCACACCTCTTTGAAAAGATGGGGCCTTGTCACCTATGAGGGGTTTTGCAAACTCAGCAAACATCTCGTCCTTCATCCGCTTGCGCTCATGGAATGCCTTTAGGCCTTCGCTCACAGCCTCCGATGATGGTCGATTGTCTTTTGAGAACTCAACGCCGTTGTTTATTACATTTTCTGGGTTTGTCATAATTTTTTTCTCGTCAGTCTCTCGTCAGTCTCTATCATTTTGTTCCCTTAACAAACTCTTAATGAATTCAGGGTTCTCTTTTATTAAAGAATGGAATCCTACTGCTATGCAGTCAATCTGTGTCTCTGATAGGTCAAAACTAAACGCTTTCTCTATGATATGCACAACCTCATGAAACAAAGTAGTGGTCATTGCATCACCTGGCATTGAGTTGTTTAATAATATTTTTTGCTCAACAAGGCTAGCACGACCCATTGAACCACTATTAGACCAGTCACCTGGTGACCCCATTAATACCCTTATATCATGAGATAATATTTTTAGTGTAAAGCCATCGCTCTTTAAAAACTCTGGCTCTCTTTGATTTTCTTCCGTGGTGACCTCTGTACTAAATTTATCACCTATTTCTCCCTTGTCCATCATCATGCCTCCAATGTTAGCTCTGCACATACACAACATCAAACAAAGCTATTGATTTATATTTAATTATTGCTCTCTGCGTTTTCCGGATTTTGTATTTCATTTATTTTTTCATCGCGAATCAAAATACCAACATCATCTGAGGGGATAGGCGGCGCTAGTAATTTCAAAAATCTCTCTACTCCAGAAACATGATATTCATTACCATCTATTTTTACCTTATCTCCGACATTTGGCCCAGTGTTTTTTGAGCCTGACACGACCTCTTCCGCTGATATTAAACCAATCTTTAGATTTATATTCTCTCACGATTACTCCTATCATAGACAAAGCTTATTACCGCCTAGTTAAATTGGTGGCTGGCGGTTTCTCTCAACCCCCCTTATTATTCCAGCCCAGAAGTCACACCACTATGGCAATGTGTCGCCTTCTATGTCCCATAGATATCATAGGGTACGGTCTATGGCCCCATAGATAGGGCAACTTCAATTTGCACGGGCAGGTCGTTACCCCTGCTTACGGGTCATAGATAAGCATTAGGCTGCCGTTTCTCACCTCACCGCTACGTTTGCCTACTGCCGTGCGCTTCTACATTTCAGCGCCGCCGTGCAAAACTATTTCATCATAATATGAACAATCCCATCGATTATATCTGGCTCACCGATGAATAAAATACACAGCAACGTAACACTAAAAATAAAACAACTTTCACCGTTCACTTCAATCCTTCAATAATTTGTTGCACTGCCCGCAAAGCGCTAACCCAACTTTAGTTTTATTGTGCTCTTTACTTAGCAATTTATCTGATAAACCTTGATTTTGCTCAGCTAAAACAAGAACGATGCACTCTAGTGCCCCTTCATAGCTAATACCCATTACCTCTTGAGCCTTAAGTCCTGCGCTGATAACCAGGTTGCGCTGTGCCAGCTCTCGAATTTTTTGCTTTCTTTTTTCGGGTGTCATTATCCCTTGCTCCCCTTCATTTCTTTAAGCATGTCTTTTAGAAATCTTTCTTCACTTTCGCTCTGTTCTATAATCTCAGCACTAATTAACTCCGGATTATCTTCCGCAACGCCTATAATGCTTTCAGTCTCTAAAAGAGCTCGCATCCACCGCTTAGGGTCAAAGTCATAATATTTTTCTAAAGAAACTCTATCGATGGCATTATTTACACGAAATATCATCGTCACTTCAAAATCTAAACTACTTTCAATCATGCTTACGGTCCTTATATAACGCTTTATTTTATTAAAATCAATCCCTCATCAATCCATATCTGTTGTGTTCTTATAACAGCCTCATGAAACATTAAATTAACAGCGTTTTCTATATCGCTTACGTCTGGGCCAATATAATCGGTTGGCTTCTGCCATACCCTCCGGCCATCAACAACATCATGGCAATCAGAGCAGCAAAATGCGCCATGAATATCGTTTGCTTTTTGCCCCATACCGCCAGTGTTTAGGTGTGCCAGCACCGTTGTCTCTGGATTAAAATTGCATATGCCAATTATTCTGACTGTACATTCT